GCGCTCAAGAACAAAAAGGAACAGGCGGTCCCGGTGTCAATATCCAGATCAATTTCTCCGATATGTTGACCCCTGAACAGGCGCAGAAACTCAACATAAAGGTAATTGACCAATGAGTACCCCGCCGTGGGCTAAAAAGTGGTGGATATTTGCATGGTCAAACCCCGAGTATAAGGCCGCTTTCCTTGAGGGGAAAATGGTGGTTGACGGCCAAGGGGTCTGGTGCAGTATCCACGGGAGGCTCTATTTCCTGGCCGTAAGGCATCTGCCGGGAATCTACAAATGAGAGACTTCCGGCCTGCTAAAAACGTGAGGTTGCCGAATGATTGGTTCCCTATGGCCCACCAACGGGAGTTTTTTGACTATCTGTTTGAGGATGGAGGTTTCCCTATGGGGAAACGGGCCTTCCTTACATGGCACCGACGCGCAGGCAAGGATAGTTGCAGTATCAATGGCCTTGCTGTTTGCTCTCAATTACGAGTAGGCACCTATTGGCACTTGCTTCCGACTCTTAATCAGGGCCGGAAAGTCATATGGAATGGCATTGATTACGGCGGCAGGCGTATTATCAATCAAGCCTTCCCGAAAGAGATGGTAGAAGTCTCTAACGAAAACGAAATGACCTTGAGGATGCGAAATGGGTCATTTTATCAGGTAGTAGGCAGCGACAATTACAATAGCTTGGTCGGTTCCAACCCGATAGGGGTTATCTTCTCGGAATGGGCACTCTCTGACCCTGCTGCATGGGACTTCGTTCGACCTATCCTCCTTGAGAACGGCGGCTTTGCCGCTTTCATTACCACACCCCGAGGCAAAAATCATGCGTATAAGCAATGGAAAAACGTTCAAAACTCATCTGCTTGGTTTACTAGCACGAAAACGGTCAATGACACCTTCCGAAACGATGGTCGGCGTATCATCACTCCCGAGAACATTCAATCGGAGCGCGATGAAGGCGTTGCCGATGAGATTATCGAACAAGAATACTATTGCAGTTGGGAGGGTATCAACTACGGCAGCATCTATGGTAAGTTGCTTGGCCGTTTTGAGCACCAGCAGATCGAATTTCCCGAACCATTTATCGAGGACTTACCCGTATTCACGGCATGGGATATCGGCCACCGCGATGCGACCGCAATATGGTTCTATCAACTTGTAGCCGGGGAAGTACGCATAATTGACTTCCTAGAGGGGGTCGGAAGTGACGCAGACGATTGGCTGGATAAGCTAGAGAAACTTCCCTATGCTTATGGCACCCCTGCATTGCCCCATGATGCCAAGAACAAGACCTTTGCGACCAAGTATTCCGCGCAAGACCGATTCATTGCCCGGAAACTCACTCCTTATATAGTGCCGAACTTCCGGGTAGCCGCTGGAATTCAAGCGGTTCGTGCAATGATACCCGTAGTATGGTTTAATATCGGGAATCCGCACGTTGTCAAGGGGTTAGAGCGTCTGGAAGCCTATCACTATGAATGGGACGATGAGGCCAAGGTTTTTAAGGCCGAACCTGAGCATGATGAGAACTCCCACCCCGCAGACGGCTTTAGAATGTTGGCCCTGTCCAAGAGTGTCACCGAACATTGCAATAGGAATAGGACAACGGTAGCACGCGGCCCAACCCATTTCAATACCCCTCTGGGACGCGCCTTGAACCTTGAAAATCTGTTCAAAGACCGTGAGGAAGCACGGACACAAAGGAGAGTCTGAAATGGCTGCTGAAAGAACCGCCCAAAAGCCTAAAGAACCCGAAAAGAATCCGTGGCCGAAGCGGATTCAGGCATGGAATAAGTTTTCCCAGAAGTTTCATGACCGGGGAACACAGATCGAAGCGCGGTATCAAGACGACCGCGAATCGGAAGCAAGTATGGCCCCTTCGATGATGCAATCAGGGGTCAAGAAAGTCAATCTCTTTTATAGTAACACTACGGTTATCAAGGAGAGCTTGTATAACAGCCTTCCGAAGCCGTCAGTGTCTCGCCTACATAAAGGCGACTCTGAAAATGATGCAGCGCGTGTGGCAGCGTTTATCATGGAAAGGGGACTGTCATACGAGATTCACTGTGCCAAATGGTTTGACTCGGCAGTAAAGGCTGCGATTCTGGACCGGCTAGTTCCCGGCCTTGGAGTCACATGGATTACTTTCGTGCCGCCCAACGGTCAAACCCCTGAATCAATGACCGTGGATATCGTCTATTGGAAGGACTTTATCTATGAGCCGAAACGGGCATGGGAACAGGTCACATGGGCTGGCCGTATCCTGCATATGTCCAACGAGGAAGCCGAAAGGAAGTGGCCGGGGAAGGCTTTTGCTATCGGGCAGAAAGAGAATCCCTCCAATGCCACAATCAGCATTTCTTCTGAACTAATTAACGAGAATAAGACCTCGGTCATTCAGATGTGGGATAAGACCAAGCGCGAAGTCTTGCATTTGACCATGACAGGGGAAGTCCTTGATCGGGTGAAAGACCCCTATGAATTGATAGACTTTTTCCCCTGTCCGAAGCCGCTGATTGCTTCGCCACCAACTTCCAAGTTCCTGCCTTTGCCGGATTACTATATCGCGCAAGATCAGTACATGGAAATGGACATTCTATATGCCCGAATCAACCTCATCATTGAAGCGGTGAAGGTTGCAGGCGTATATGACTCGGCCTCGCCTGAACTACAACGCATGTTAGGAGGTACGGAAAACAAGCTGATCCCTGTTGACAATTGGGCTATGTTCGCAGAGAAGGGGGGAGTAAAGGGAACGATTGATTGGTTCCCAGTTGACCAAATTACGTCTGTCCTACAGCAGCTTATCGCTACCTATGACTTCATGAAAAATCAGTTGTTTGAAGTCACGGGTATGGCCGATATAGTCCGTGGTTCAACCAACCAATACGAAACGGCTGCGGCACAACAAATCAAAGCACAGTTCGCTTCGGTACGCATGAACGCTTATCAGAGGGACGTATCATTCTTTGTCCGTGATATTCTGCGAATCATGGGCGAATTAATGGTACAAATGTATAGCGATCAAAAGCTGCAAGCTATTGTCGGAACCATCCCTGAGCCGGATATGGCTTTCGTGCAGCAAGCAATGACGGTCCTTCGTTCCGATTTCCTGCTGAAATACAACATTGATATCGAAACGGATTCGCTGACCCAAGCCGATTGGGGCTTGCAGCAGACTCAGCGCATGGAATTCGTATCCACTTTGAGCCAGTTCATACAGGGCGCAATGACGGTTGTTGAGTCCGTACCTGCGATGGGTCCGTTGATGCTGGAAATTATCAAGTTTGCCAGCGTCGGATTCAAGGGTTCGTCGGAGCTTGAAGGCATGATTGATGCGGCTATAAAAGCAGCCACAGAAGCAGCCAACCAACCGCCACCGCCTAGCCCTGAACAGCAGAAGATGGAAGCGGAGCAAAAACGCGCTGAAACTGAAATGGCTATGGAGCAGCAGCGTGACCAGTCCAAACTACAGCTTGAGCAGCAGAAGGCTCAGGCGTCTATGGCTTTGGAGGCTCAGAGGCAAGCCGCAGAGCTTGAATTCATGGCTGCTAAGAACACAGCAGAGTTGACATTCCAAGCGCAGAAAAACGCGGCTGAATTGCAGTTCCTCCGTGACAAGGCTGCAATCGAAGCCAATATAGCTGTGCAAAAGGGCCAGCAGGATATTGAGCAAAGAGCAGTTGCAGGGGCGCAGAAAAGCGCGCAGGCACTTGAGTCTGCCGCCGTTGCAAGAGCTACAGAGCCAGAGGAACCCGGAGAAAAGGAGGATTAGTCATGCCCTACGCATCTGAAAAACAGAGACACTTTATGCAGGCCGTAGCGCACAGCCCACAGTTCGCAAAAAAGGTGGACGTTCCACAGTCTGTTGGCAAGAAGTTTGAAGCCCACAAAGGCAGCGCAAAGGCCAAAGCCTTACGGAGCATGAAATGATCTACACATACTCGGCACACTGTTCTTCGGCAGCCGACTGGGAGCGTATTTGCTCCCTTGCCGAATACGAAAGAAACCCCGTCTTTTGCTGCCCTGATTGTGGTACGCCACTGGACCGGACCTACCATCCTTTCCGTCTGCATACAAGCAATTTTGATGCGTTCGTTTCACCTGTTGACGGCAGAGTGATTCACAACAAGCGTGAGTTAGCGGAACACAACCTCCGAAACAACTGTGTTTCGCTGCATGACGGATACGATGAAAAAGGCTTGCAGGACTTCACGAAAAGGAAGTGGGGAGTTGAACCGGATAAGGAAGAACTCAAGCGTGATATGAAAGAGGCTGTAGAAAAGCTGGAACAAGGCTACAAACCAATCCTTGCCCCCGAAACAGACGATTTGGAGTAACGTATGAATGACCTGCATGATGATGTAAAAGCTGCCTTTGACACGGTTTCGGCTGATGATACAAACCCCGGATCACAGGTAGGTTCCCCGCCTTCGGAAACCTTGCCCCCGGTAGAGGCTACGCCGCCGCCCGGTGAACCCGCCAAGCCGCGCAGGGCTGACGGCACGTTTGCCAAGGCCGATGAATTGCCGCCGATTACGGAGCCTGTAAAGCCCGCTGCCCCTGCCCCGGCTGCTCCAGTACCCGGCCAGCAGCCGCAGGCATTGGGCGACCCCGCTACTCCGGTCAAACTCGACCCCTCCAAGCCGCCGTCTGCATGGACCCCGGCAAGCAAGGCACAGTGGAATACAATTCCACAGCCGATTCGGGAGGAAATTATCCGGCGTGAGGAAGCTACTGCCGCAGGCATACAAAAGCTCCAGCAGCAATACGAACCGGCACAGGCTCTTATGAACGAATTGACCCCGTATGAGGACTATGTTTCTCATATCAAGGTTGACCCTGTTGAATACTTGCATACTGTCATCCAGTCGGAGCAAATGCTACGGCTCGGAAACCCGGCACAGAAGCTAGGGCTTTTGCTGAATCTGGGGGACCAGTATGGTATCCCTCTCCGGGGAGCCATAAACGAGGTGCTGAAAGGCAAGCTAGATGAGACTCTAGCTGAGTCTCATAGGCGCTTCCAGACTCCCCCCTCCCTTCCCCCGGAGGTAGCGCGGGAGCTTCGGGAGATGCGGGAATGGCGCAATAACATGGAGTCAACTGCCGCCCAAACTGAGCTACAGGCTTTTGCGGCAGACCATCCCCTGCTTGAACAGGTAAAAGACCGTATGGCACAGTTGCTAGAGTCCGGTGCCGTGGAAACGTATCAGGATGCCTATGACGTTGCTGTGTACCAGAACCCCCAACTTCGGCAGCAGGCTTTGGCATTACAAAACGGCCAGCGTCAGCAGAATGGGATTCAGCAGCGGCAGGCGGCAGCGGCCAGTGTTGTTGCTCCCGGCTCGGCCCCTCTGGAGGCTGGCGGGGACGGCGTGGGGGACACGGACGATGTGCATGAGGCCGTGCGCCGCGCTTGGAATCAATCTGCCGGAAGGGCTTGACAGTTCAGGCTGAACGTGATGCAATGGGGCCGGGAGCGCCGCCGACACCGCGCGGCGCTCCCGAGAGGCTGACCCTCCGATGAAAAATGTGAATTTAACCATTTTCTAGGAGTGAAACGTCATGGCCTTTCCGAACGTAAGTGATATCATCACTACGACTATCGAATCCCGCACTCGGAAGATTGCGGATAACGTCACCAAAAACAACGCGCTTCTGATGCGGCTTTCGCAGAAGGGAAAAGTGCGTACTTTCAGCGGCGGTCGGCTGATCTACGAAGAACTCTCTTTCGCGGAAAATGCCAATGCCGGTTGGTACAGTGGATATGACCTGTTGCCGGTAGCCGCGCAGGACGTTCTTTCCGCTGCCCAGTTCGATATCAAACAGGCTGCCTGTCCGGTGGTGGTTAGCGGTCTGGAAATGCTACAGAACGCTGGCCCGGAGCAGATGATTGATTTGATCGCTGCCCGGATTGATGTTGCGGAATCCACCATGAAGAACCTTGTGGCCGGTGGTATCTACTCCGACGGTACTGGTTCGGGCGGCAAAGAGATTACCGGCCTGAACGCGGCAGTCCCGTTTGATCCACTGACCGGAACCTATGGTGGTATTGACCGCGTTACTTGGACGTTCTGGCGGTCCAAGATTCGTAACGTCGCCAACACGGCAACGATCCAAGCGGATATGAACGCCCTCTGGGCGCAGCTTGTTCGTGGCGCTGACCGCCCCGACCTGATCCCGATGGACAATGTGGTTTGGGCCGCTTATCTGGCCTCGTTGCAGGCGCAGCAGAGGTTCGCTGGAACCGAGGTCGGCAAGCTCGGTTTCCCGACCCTCAAGTACATGGATGCAGACGTTGTGCTTGACGGTGGTATCGGTGGCTTCTGCCCTGCCGGTACGGCTTTCATGCTGAATACGGACTATATCAAGTTCCGTCCACACAGCGCCCGTAACTTCGTGCCGCTTTCACCCAACAAGCGGTATTCGATCAACCAAGATGCGGAAGTCCAGATTCTCGCATGGGCTGGCAACCTGACAACTTCGGGTGCCCAGTTCCAGGGTAGGCTGGACGTGAATCCGTAACCTTCGGCGGGGTGCCGGGAAGCTGGTTGCTGCCGCCAGTCTAAACAAGGGCAGCGTTTCTTTTATTCGGAGGATGCCAAAATGCCTGCAATGAATATGGCTGGCACGGTTCCAGTACCGGCCAACCCCTCAACTGGCAAGTTCGTCATGATGAGTCCGTTCAGTGGGCCGAAAGGCTCTCCGCTGGATGCCAAGCGTTTCAACCCAACCACGTTGGTGAAAGAGAACGATCCGACCAACTATTCCACTGGTGCGCTGAACACGGGTATCGGTACTGGCTGCAATCACGTTATCAACGTGGCCGCTGGCACTTCCCCGGCAACGCCTCCACAGGCTATCAAGAACAGCGGCTGGTCGGATGATTATATTCCCGGCATGAATACCCCCGCTGTTGGGGCTGCTCCTGATGCACGGTTTACCTGCATTGGTGGGGGCCGTAGCAATATCCTTCCGGCTCCCGGCAATACCGGCTTCGGCGTGTCAACGCCCGTGCCGTTCAGTGCCGTGCCGTTATTGGGATGGGGTGCAGGTGGCTCGCGTGATGCTGGTGCAGGTCCGATTTTCACTGGCTTCCCGACCAAGACTGTGACAGCAACGGGTGCGGTGGCAATCGGCGCTGCAATCGAAGCCAACTGGTTGAACCGTTCTGACTTCGCAATGGTCGCCACGGAATCGGCCTTCGGTTCTGGTACTGCTGCCTCGGTTACTCCGACTCTGGATGAGCCGGAAGAAGAACCCGAGGAAGAAGAAGAAGAACCGTAACAGAGAACGCCAAAGGCTGCCCTAGCCTTTGGCGTATCTTTTAGGAGAGTGTCATGAACAAAACCGCCCTCATATTTATGCTGGCTTGCACTACCGCTATAGGTGGCTGTGAGACTGACGGAAGCACGGTTGTTGATGTTCGGGTTTACCGTGACGTAACCGGGAACCTAATTGGCGAGAATAGGAAATATTGTTTCTATCGTTTCCCGAATGGGCATAGGGAGAAGGTGT